GGCGATGATGTACCGCTGTCCAGGAAGCAACTGAAAGAACTTGCCAAGCGCGAACGGCAAGCAGAAGAGAACCGCAGGAAGCGGTGGGCGCAGAACCAAGAGAACGAAGAAGCGCTATCCAGGGAGATAGAGCGCCTATACAAGCGAATCCAAGGTGGAGAGTCGGAAGAGGCTCCCGAGATTGTCTTGGAGGCACCGAAGCCGGCAATCATCGAAGCGGTTAAGTCGCTCCCTGTTGAGCCGGATAATTTCTCGGCGGTGGTTGCTCAGATGTTGCAGGTTATCGATCAGGCGAGGGCTTACCAAGAGCACAGGAAACGCCTGATGGATGAAGATGAATTAATCCTAATGTTGGTTGCGTAGGAGAAGCAATGCCTATTTACGAGGCTCGGTGCGAAGAGTGCGGACGGGTACATGAGTACCATGCCAAGGTTGAGCGGTGCCACGTTACGCCCTTCTGCTGTGGGTTCCAGACGACCAAGGTAATCCTCTCTGCTCCGTATGGGCAGGTGGATATCCCTGCGTACCAAAGTCCAATCAGTGGCCGCTGGATCAACTCTCGCCGGGAGCGGACAGAGGATCTGAAGCGCAACGACTGCCGCCCGTGGGAAGGAATGGAGCAAGAGCAGAAGGAAGCTGCCCGGCGGGCCGAGTACAAAGAAAAAACAGACGACGCAGCCATCGAGAAATCGGTAGTTCAGGCGTGGCAGTCTCTCACTCCTGAAAAACAGGCCGCATTAAGCGATTCTGTCTAGTTCTGACCGTCGCCCAATCGGTACAGGAAGCCTTCGGGCTTTTTTATTGGGCACCTAGGCACGTCGGGATGACGTTCCAATCCTTCTTGGAGCTTTACCAATGTCTGAAGAATTCGACCTCTCAACAGAGGAAGAAGTTGTAACGCCTGAAGTACCCGAAAAAACGATGGATGACACGATCCGCGAAACACTCGCTGAGATTGAGTCCAGGGGAGAAGTAACAGAGGAAACAGCAGAACAGAAGGCAGACCGGCTGCGTGATGAAAAAGGACGGTTTGCCGCTAAGCAGGAAGAGTCGGAAGCGGTAGAAGCTCCACCTGAAGTTCCCCCGGAGACGCCTGTTAGCGTTCCTCCTGAGCTTCAGCGGTTGGGGCTGCGGAAGGAAGAGGCAGAAGCCTTCGCTAAGGCCGCTCCAGAGGTTCAGGCTGCGTTTATTCGCAGGTCTGATGAGATGCATAAGGGGCTGGAGCAATTCCGCTCTAAAGCCCAATTCGGCCATGAAATGGAGCAAGCCATTGCCCCATTCTCTGCGACGATCCAGGCCCTTGGGATTCACCCGGCCAAAGCGGTAAATAACCTGATGGTGGCTGATCATGCCTTGCGGTATGGATCGCCCCAGCAAAAGCAAGCCATGTTTGCCAAGATTGCCCAGGAATACGGGATCAATCCTGGCGAGATCCAACAAGCGGAACAACCCTATGTTGATCCGCAGGTGTCCCAACTGCAAACGCAACTACAGCAGATGCAGTCGTGGATTCTTCAACGTAATGCAGCAGAGCAGCAACGGGAGCAGCAGGCGCTTAACAGCGAGATTGCTGGTTTCGCCAATGACCCTGCCAATAAGCACTTCCAGAGCGTCAAGCAGGACATGGCTGGCCTACTCCAGTCTGGTCTAGCGAAAGACCTCAAGGATGCTTATGAAAAGGCTATCTACGCCAATCCGACGATTCGGGCGCAAGTGCTTGCCGAACAGCAAGCCGCTGCCGAGAGCCAGAGGAAGGCAGAGAGCGCCGCAAAGGCTCAGGTTGCCAAACAGGCAGCAGCAGTGAATGTCCCGCGCCGTGGGGTGTCTCCTGCTCGTCGTCCTGTAGGCACCATGGACGAAACCATTAGAGCTGAAGCCGAACGACTCGGACTGCTCTAAGCGCGTCGTGATGACGCTCTAATCCTCATAGGAGAAACACTATGGCCTCTCCCGGTCAAAGCACTCTGTTTACGACGTTCACCGAACTCGTAAGCACCACCTACCGCAACCACTCGAAAGAGATTGCGGATAACGTTTGATTTGAGACGTTGTAAAACCCCGTGAATTGCTGGAAACCCCTTAGAGTTTGAGCCGCTACAACGTAGCCCGCGAGGGCAAGCGTGAATGCTTGAAAAGGCTTGAAATTGGGCAATCAGCAGCCAAGTAACTTGGGAACAAGTTAAAGGCTCAACGACTAGCGCATGGAGTCCAGAACGGACAGTAAAGCGCCACGAGTGCGGGGCATCAGTTGGTAGCAACCAGAGAGGGGAATCCCGAATGGCAACGGTCTATGCACTTGAAAACATCATCAACGGATTTGTTTATGTTGGTGTGACGACAGGCAAGCTTTCCAAGCGATTGCGAGAGCATCGCTGCCTATGCCGAAACAATAAGCATCATGCAGTCAAAATGACTGAAGACTGGCATAAGTATGGTGAGCAGGCGTTTGCAATAAGGGCGTTAGAGGAGGCGGAATACCCATACCGTGGGGCATTCTGCGCTGCCGAGCAAAAATGGATAACCCATTACGATGAACTCGGAAAGCTCTATAACGCGAGGAACATTGCGAACTCTTGGACCGACGAAGAACGGTGGCGAGGCATTAATGCATCTCGCACTTCCACCGGGAATCGTTGGACGCCTGAAGCAAACGAAAAGCGTAGATTGGCTCAACTTGGCAAGCCTAAAGGGCACGGCGCAAAAATCAGCGCCACGAAGCAAGCCAAGAAACAACTGATGATGAGATAGTCTGAACACTGAGCGAAAGCCAGTGAAGCAGGGGATAAAGAGCCTCTGCGATAACACTGTTGTCTAATCACAACGCGCTGTTCCGCCGCCTGAGTGAGAAGGGCAAGATCCGCTTGGAAGATGGCGGCCTGTCCATTGTTCAGCCGCTGGATTACGCCTCGAACTCGACCTATCAGCGGTACTCCGGCTTTGACGTGCTGAACGTCGCTGCCTCGGATGTGATCACTGCGGCCGAATTCGCCTGGAAGCAGGTCGCGGTCAACGTCGCTGCCTCTGGTCTGGAAATCCGCACCAACTCTGGCGCGAATCGCATCATTAACTTCGTCAAGGCGAAGATCAAGAACGCGCAACGCTCCATGGCTAACGGCCTGTCCGGTGATCTGTACTCCACCGGCTCCGCTGCGAACCAGATGGGCGGCATTCAGTTGATCGTGGCTGATGCGGGTACGGGTACGGTTGGTGGTATCGACTCCAGCACCTACACCTTCTGGCAGAACCAAGTCCGTGATGCGTCGGATAACTCGGTGACTGTCTCCGCTTCGACCATTGAAGCCGGGATGATGCTGCCGCTGTGGCTGGCGACGACTCGGGGCAATGACACGCCTGACCTGATCGTTATGGACCCGGTGTATTTCGCCTTCTACGAGAACTCGCAATCCTCGCTGAAGCGTTATGCCCCGTCTGATGATGGTAAGGGCGGCATGATCTCGATGAAGTACAAGACTGCTGATGTCTTCTTCGACTCTACCGCTTCGGGTGTTCCTGCTTCGCACATGTACTTCCTGAATACCGACTTTATCGAGTTGGTGGCTCATCAGGACGCGAACATGGAAATCATGCCGGAACTCAAGAGCGTCAATCAGGATGCAATCGTGATTCCGATCCTGTTCCAAGGCAACCTCGTCTGCTCTAACCGCGCCCGTCAAGGCGTGGGTAAGGCGTAAGGAGATAACACATGGCTTATACGATTCTTAATGCACGCGTCGGTATGCAGCCGATTGACGTTACCGACACGGTGGCTCGGCATCCGCTGGGCACCATCGTTACAGCGGCCGATCCGACCTATGGGGGGGGGGAGTTCATCTACCTCAAGGGTCTGGCAACGACCGCAATCGGTTCGTGGGTGACGTACAACAACGACGATTGGTCCACTACCCTCTTGGCCGCGAATGCGATTGGTCCGGTGGGTGTTGCCATGTCTGCGAACGTCGCCAGCCAATACGGTTGGTATCAGATCAACGGCAAGGCAATCGGCAAGGCCCTGACCGGCTACGTCGATAACGCGCTGGTCTATGCGACCGCGACGGCTGGTTCTATCGATGATGCGGTGGTCGCTGGTGATCGCGTGAAAAACGCTATCGGCGCTTCCGCTGTCGATACGCCTTCGACCGGCTTGGCTGAGTTCGAGATTAACCGTCCTTGGATGGATGACGCAACGGCAGCTTAACGCCGTGTGGCCCCTTCGGGGGTCATGTTTGAGGGTCATTTACAGATGGCCTTCAACCATGACCATCCTCAACAGGAGATAGCAAATGATCCAGGTAGCACAGGCTCGGCCCCCGTTTGTCGAATTCAAGCAGGTTCCGGTGTTCGACAAGAAGCGTTCCGACGAATTGGGTTATCGGGTGACGAAGGACGTAGATAGGGCCTTCATCATGCAGCCGGGATCTCGGGATGTACTGGAGATTAACGCGACCGATTGGCTGGCTCAGATCCGCCAAAAGCAGATTGACGGTTCCCATGATGCCTACCCCTTGGAGTGGGTGCAGCAGTTCAATCAGAAGTATCAGATGTGGAAAGACGGCATGGAGGCCCCGGTTAATGGGACTCATGTCAAGGAGTGGCCCGTGCTGTCTCCTGCCCAGGTTCAAAACCTTGTGGCCCTTCGGATCATCACCGTTGAAGACGTAGCCGCGATGACTGAAGACGCCATGAACCGATACGGCATGGGGTCTAGGGAACTGCGGGAGAAGGCCCGGGAATGGCTGGCCAAGCGTGAGTTGGCTAACACGGTGAGCCAGGAAAACGAAGAGCTGAAAGCGCAGATCGCGGCATTGACTGCCCGGTTGGCTGCGCTGGAAGAAGAGAAGCCGCGCCGTGGTCGGCCGCCAAAGACTGAATAAGGACTACCGATGACCTGTCTTTCTATCGTTCAGAGTGTTTGCAAGCGGGTTGGACTTGGGACTATTACGGCTGCTTACAGCAGCTCGGACTCCAAGATCCAGCAAGTCGTGGAGCTTGCGAACGAAGCAGGACAGGAAATCTCCCGTCGTTATCCGTGGCAAGCCCTTATCACCGAGGCGACCTATACCACGCTGGCGACCGAGATCCAGGGGGCAATAACTACGCTGGCTCCAGGGTTCGATTACATCATCAACGACACGATCTGGAATCGCTCTCTGCGTCGTCCTGTGTTCGGTCCCAAGGTGCCGCAGACCTGGCAACAGCAAAAGGCATTTGCCATCAACGGGCCTTGGTCGTCCTTCCGTATCGTCGGTGATGACCTTCATATGTGCCCGGTGCCGCCTGCCGGGGAAACCTGCGTATTCGAGTACCTGACGAAGAATTGGGTTTCTCGCAGTGTGGGCGGTGGGTCGGATTCTTGGACGAACGACGCAGACACTTCCTTGATTGATGAACAGACTCTGACCCTGGACACAATCTGGCGCTGGAAGGCTGCTAAAGGTCTGGAGTATGCCGAGGACTTCGCCAAGGCTGAACGTCGGATTCAGGATCTGATGACACGGGATGCGGGTAAGGACTGGCTGAACCTGTC